CTGTCTATGTCCACATTGACCCCCTCGGCATACTGCTCTGGAGCCAGCAGGTTCGCCCGCACATTGGACACCTGCCCGCCCGTGAACGTCAGGCAGGCATCCATTGCCAGCGGGTCGTCCAGGTTGTCGTTGTACAGGTATGGCATAACTATTTTGTGCTACATCTCAGGTAAAGTCTGCTGCAGACCAGTCGTTGCTGACCTGTGGTATGATCCGGGTTTCCTTGGCTGCCTGCCCCACCTCCAGGTCGCGCATGAGCGCCATCTGGGATGCCGCCTCACCCAGCTTGGCCTGGGCCTTGCCGTACTGCCTGACGTGCTCCAGCATATCGGCCTCAACATAGGCGAGCAGGGCATTGGTGATTCCGTTGATCTTGGGGCTATCCGTGTCACCCAGTGCCGTGATCTTCAGCTTGCCCAACACCAGCAGCGTCTTGGCTACATTGGGTTTACGTACCAGCTTGATGACTGCATTACCACTGGAATCCTTGGGCAGGACAATGAAGGTCGTGGGAGTGCCGGACTGGTTAAATTCATCTGGATCAATCTGGAACACCATCTCGTAGTTGACCGGATAGATACCGTCGTTGTCCCAGCTTGCCGCCACCGGGAAATCCACGGTGGAGTTGAGGGTGATATCCTCGTCATCCGCCGCAACCGAGTAGGATGTCGTGCCCAACGCCTCCCGCCACATACCGGAGTTCCAGATCATGTCATATCGGTTATCGATGAAACTCTTCAGCAACACCAGGCTGTCCGCGTCAGTCTTCTGCAGCTTATCTGCAACAAATTGTGCTAATGCTGTCTTGGTCATAAACTATTTTGGACTACAAATTATTCATATTAAAAGTCAGGAAGCTGTTGCCAGGTGGGGTTTGAATATGCCACTGCCGCGCCAGTGACACCAGCATCTGCGGCGGAATTTAAAGTTACCACTTTAGTTAGTTTGTTTATTGACAAAATAACCTTGCTGCCGCTTACCCCGGCGATGGTGATGTAATCATACAGCTTTAAGTCATCTAGACTGCTTACAGTTAACTGAATTGAATCCAGTGCAACTGTACCAGTTACGCTACCCGGTAGTGTGCCGCATGTGCCATAGTCTTTACACATGAACCCCATCGTATTCCCTGACGAAATAGTGGTGGTATTCCAAACAATAGCACCCTTGTAATAAGTGCCGCTGGTGGGTTGAGATGTACCACCCTCCATGCTTTTATTCAGATAGTTATATGTAGCACCATTGTTGGCGCCCAAAAACCACCTGGCTTGGCTGGGTATATAATTAAAAGTGCCCCTATCGCGTATATTCCCATCTCCACCATAATGATCAAAGTTTATACCTTTATGACCTAATATTAAATCCCCTTCGTGATTGGTATCGTCTGATGGGCTTATTATATTGAGCGATTCAGCATTAGAATCAGTCAGATGCTTTCCTACCGCCCAGGCCATCGCACCGCTAATCCAGGTAAAGTCCTTGCAAACCCTCATGTCGGCATCAAAAACATTGCCCTCCATATACGGACAATCAACCGTGCTCCCGGTTGATCGCCTGATATCATAACCAATCGAAAGAGACTCCAGGGTCTGAAATTCAAATCTATTGGCATGATAACCACGCCCCGCGTTGGTGATGGGGTCATTAAGCGCTATGCCGTAAGTCCCTCTACTGACTGTGCCACCTGAAGTATAAGCATCGAAACCAGTAGTATCGGCAACTACAGTCGTTGCCGGGATGTTTGAAGTAGTCATCAACTTTACAGTAAATGAGGTTGTATCCGGCACTGAGTTAACCAAATAAATGCCTGTGCTACAGTTTATCTCTGTCATTCCCGCAACACCTGTAATGGTAATATCATCGTCAACTGAAAGACCATGCGCGGTGCTGGTGGTAATTACGCCGGGGCTGGCTTGAGTAATACCAGAGATACTTGGGGAACCAGACCCATTGGTGTAGCTTGCGCCGGCTGGGGAGATTGCCCCTTTTCGGAACTGACACGTATTTATATAACTTGCATTACCGTCATACCCCACCGCATCAGTGTCTACAACAGCATAAACTCCATACCGGCAATGTTGAATATGACCAAGAGTAAGTGTGCTATAGCTTAACGAAGTCGTTGGATCGCTATGAGTCCAATGTATTCCCTTCTCAAACCCATATATAACCCCAGAATTCTCCATGCTAAAATGGCTGTGACCAAAAGTCCCATCAAGAACTATACCGCTACCGCTTGTACGTGTGCCTAAACCGTACAGCTCAGTGGTAATAACTTTTTTTATGAATATGTTGCTATAATATACATTGTTAAACTTTATGCCATTCGCACTTGCGTTGGTTTGCTGAATTTGCCCATCAAAATGTACCTTGGCATAATAAATTTGGGTTTTAAATTCGATTTCATCATCCGTATAGTAGAAACCGCCAGGTAATCGCCATGTAAAGTTATGCGTTTGATCGCCAGCGATGATGTTTCCAAGAGCATCAATGCTGGCTTGTATGGCTGCAGTGTTTACGGCGGCAGTCGCAGATGGAAGTGCTCCCCACCAACTGGCTAATACCTCTTCTACCTCACCGGGGTTAATCCGTACCGTGCCGGCACCTTCAAATATTTTATACAAGCCAGCATCTATACATCCGTTAATGGTTAGCGTTTTGCCGGTACTTACACTAAGTACACCACCATCGGCAAAGGCAAGGGTTTCCCCTGCATTTATAGTCAGGTCGGTATCAATGATATAAGTGCCCCTTGGAATCAGCACGGTGCCATCAAGGGCATCAATGGCTGCTTGAATCGCGGCTGCGTCATTAGTAACACCATCACCCGTAGCCCCAAAGTCCTTCACGCTTACCACATCCCGCAACTTCGCCTGGATTGTCCTTGCCGCTGCGCCTGTGCCTGCCTGCAGAAAGTCAAAACTATCTGAGTCAACATCCGCCGCCAGCTTTGCCTTGGTCACTGCCAGGTCCAAAATAGTGGCGTCATCGACCAGGTTATTTAAATCACTGGCCGTGACTGTGTCGCCGCTTGAAAATGTTTTTCCCTTGCTTAATTGAGCCATTGTCTAGTCCCCTCTTTCTATTATCTCTTCCAGTTGATTTATGTACCTGCCCATCTGCCCCATGAACCGCTCGCTATAGTCACTACCGTCCCGGTAATGGCTCCCGTTAACTGCATCAGCCCATCCCATCGGGTTGCTCGATATCATCTCCTGTAGGCCGTTCATCTTCCTTGTCACGCAACCCGCGCTTGGCGCGAGCAGCAGCAAGCAAAGCATTAAGTGCCAAATCCTTTTCTTCCTTCCTTCTGCTTGCTGCTTCATGTCTTAGCCCGGTGTTAATCCCCTTCAGCGCCTTGGCAATCTCAGGGATCGCCTTCAGTGCCGCCATGAGTTCACCAATCATGTGTCCTTCTTCTTGGCTAATGCGCTCCAGATGACCCCGGCAATCGCTATGACCGCGCCAATGGCAGTCTCCAGCATCCCGTCAGTCATCATCCCCTTGGAAACCAGCACTCCACCACCTGCGGTGAGGAGATGCCTGACGATGCCATTTAGCACCGTGTCCTGGGTCTTCGTTAATACCTGTTTTTTTGTTGGCATAATCTATTCTCCGCTACTCCTCATTTCTCATTAAAACCCGTTCTCCTGATCATAAAAGGATACAGTTTATGGTCACCTTTTTCAGCCTTGCTGGGTGCCAGTGGTCCCTCAACAGGCAACTTGTCGATCTCCTCCTGGGTAATCTTCAGCTTGGGGTTCATGGCCCAGTCCACCCTGTTCTTCTCAGCCCACTTCCACATCCTGGCAACCGGGACGCAAAGGTTGAAGTCTGAGCCTGCTCCCCTGACGAGCATTCCTATATACTCGCCACTACTGTTACTAATCACGCCCCCTGAACTTCCGGGGTAGGCCGGGGCAGTTGTCTGGCAGAAGGGTTGCTTGAATAACAACCTGCCGTGGGCGCTTAACACTCCATCGGTAATGCTATTGTGTCCGCTCCCTTCACCATTGTTTCCGCTCCCCAGGAGGGAGCCACAGTGCCACACATGGGCACCCACCCTGGCCAGGGGGGCGTCCTTGGGCAGAAACTCAACACTGGCTTCAGGAATAAAGTCCTCACTCAAGACCATGAGTAGTGCCAGGTCGTGCTTATTGGCTGGACTGTAGCGTATCACCTTGGCATCCACTACCACCTCCCCGGTCCTTCTTCCATCCTTGTTCCTTAATTCCCTGACGAGCTTGGGGTTTTCAAAGGTGATCTTCTTGGAGGGCTTGCCGTCCACGATGGATTCCTCAATCTTACGCAGATGCTCCACGACATGGCCTGCGCTCCAGCAAAGGGTAGCGTTGCGGTCACCTATTTTGCGGACGAAAAGGGAACCACTGCCCTCACTCTTGCGATAGTCCAACTCAGCCCTGACTGTCACGCTGATGGCGTTCAGGAAGTCTGGGACATAGCGGTCAGCGCCGCTGCACAGCAGGGCGAGGAACAGTAGTGTAATTGCCAGTAGTTTTTTCATTTTCCCTTTAGTTTCCCCCGCACCATTAGTATGACGTAAACCAGGCTGACCAGGCTGATGCAGACCTTGAGTCCGATGTCTATGGTCGTCAGGTGATTGCCGATGCCGGCAGTGGCAACGATCCCTGTCTTTATATCATCAAGCGTTATCACGGCATCTCATCCCACTTCTGTTCATCCTCATTCCACTGATACATCGGCGGCATTTCTCCCTCTGCCACTTCAACCTCCGGGTAAGGCACCGGGGGGTTCCAGTGACCTTTTACAGTGTCCAGAGTCCAGCTTGGGTAGGGTTGTGGGGGATGGAAAATGTCTAGATCGGGATCGTAGTGCCACCCCTTCCCACAGTAGTTGGCGCGGAGCGGGGTGCCCCCCAGCTTGTGGACTCCTCCTCGGGTGTTATAGCTAGTCTGCTTGTAGCGTCCGTCCCCGAGGATTTTTTTAAGAAGCGCAATGCCGTTCTCCTCAACCTCGCGCCCATCATCATTGAGTAGGTCTTGGTTATTTACGCAGTGAACCTTTATCACGTTGTTGTTAGCGTCTAGTGATGCAAAGTGTGCCATTTTAAGTTTCCCATGAAAATTCAGCGAGTCCAGTAAATGAGTAGG